CAAAGCTGCTGCCTCGTTAGGCGATCACAGAGTCAATTTCAACGGTCAGACGTTCGATCTGTCGAGATTTCGAAACATTCCGGCGTTTGCCGAACAACAACAGAGAGGAAACCAACACATGAGTCAGAATCAGAATCCTCCGCCGAGCGCGGAGCAAAATCCAACGCCGACGCCGACTCAACCGACGCCGGAACCAACAACAACACCGACTGCGCCGTCGCCAACTCCGACGCCAACACCGCCGCCGCCGCCTCAGACTGCGGCAGAGAGCGATCTGGATCGAGGCACGCGGATTGAACGCGAGCGGGTGACTGCACTACAGGCGCTCGATCGTCCGGCGACGCATACAATCGTGATGGACGCGATCAAAAATGGAAAGTCTGTCGCGGACATAACGGCAGCGTGCATCGACGCGATGGACAAAGCGGGAAAACAAACCGCGCGTCGAAGTGACGCGTCGGTCCTCAACACGGTGCGCGGCAGCGATGCTGGCGCGGCAGAAGACGAAGACGATTTCGGTGTGCGGCTCACCAAAGCGGTGCAGTCAAAACTTAAACAGCGCGGCCAACGTTCGGCGCTTCACAGTCGTAATTAACGCGGTCAACCAATCGAAAGGAAAACAAAAACTATGTCAATCAATGCAACAACGTTTAATCCGTGGCCGTTGCTCAGTCACGACGACGATCCACACTGGAAAGTAAAACGATATCCGTTTGTAGCTGGCGCGGGTCCGGCGCTGGCCACAATGAAACCCGGCTATCTGATCAAGTTCGATGCGACGCTCGCCAACGTGGCTGGTGCTCTGGCGGCAGACGATGCGCTTCTCGGTGGCGTGATTATCGACTTGCCGGATCCGAACAATGCTAGCGACACATCGGTGGCCGTGGCGCTCAGTGGTTCGTTCGATAAGAACACAATCAAATACGCGGACGGCGCGCAACCGATCAGCGCGGCAGGACAAATTCAGCTGCGTGACGTGGGAATTTATCTCGACGCTGCGGTGCCAGGTGGCGCATTCGCTCCGTAAAACCAACAACAATCAACCACTAGGAGAAAAATAAAGTCATGCCATTAAATCCTGCATACGAAACCAAAACGATGCTGGCACCATTTGAACAGGGGCCGCTCGTTTCAACATTCCTCCGCGACACGTTTTTTACTGGTCGCGATTATCCGTCAACGCCTGTGATCGAATTCGATTTCAGACGTGGCCGTCGAAAAATGGCTCCATTTGTTGCGCCGCTTGTCGGTGGCAAACTGATGGAACGTCAGGGCTTCGAGACGCGGTTCTTCCGAGCGCCGCGACTGGCACCCGTTAGGGCGTTGCGCACGCCAGATTTGGAAGCGCGCATGCCCGGCGAAACGATCTACTCTGGCCGAGCGGCTTCTGATCGAGCAGCGGAACTGCTGGCCGAGGACGCAATTTTTTGCGACGAGGCGATCACTCGGCGCGAGGAATGGATGTGCCGCAACGTGCTGGTCAATGGCAAGATCACTGTGACCGCCGACACTGGATATCAGATGGTGATCGACTACACGGAGTCGAGTGCTGGCGCGGCGAACAATCACGACATTCCTGCCGTGAAGTGGGACGTTGCAAGCGGCAGCGATCCGCTGGCGGACTTGGAAACGGCGCGGTTGAACACGATCAAAGCGAGCGGTGTCGCGCCAAACGTGGCGCTGTTCGGAGTGAACGCGGCGAAAGTTTTCATCCGAAATCCACAGGTGGCGACGCTATTGGACAAGCAGCGTTACACCATCGCCACTGTCGAGCCGATCATCGATAGTCCGTCGGTGGTGCGTATCGGGCGCGTGCCCGGCATCGAACTCTACGAATACGTCGAATACTTCGAGGACGATGCGGGAACAATTTTCCCGATGTTGCCCGACAACTTCGTGATGCTGCTTTCAACGACTACGCCGAACAAGATCGTTTATGGCGCATTCACGCAGCTCGAGGACGCGAGGGCGCAACGGTTCGTGACCTATCAACAGGCGCGCATTCCTTTCGTCTACGGCGACGAGGAAGGCGGTTCGCTGTTCTATCGGCTGACGAGTTTGCCATTGCCGATGCCTGCGGACATTTTGGGATTCCGCATCATCGAGGCGCTGGCGCTGACATATCCGGCCATGGTTGAAGGCGACGCGGTCTTGAATTCGCTGACAGGCGAAATCGAAGGCGGCCAAGAGGAAGCCGACGCGTTGAAAGCCGAAGCTGTGGAGCGCGAGGAAGAAGCCAGAAAAGTGAAAACGGCTGGTCAATTCGAAGGCGTTCCGTCGAAGGCTGTTGCGCAAGCCGAAGGCAATGGCGACGTGAACGATCTTGAAAGCAAGACGATCACGCAGCTGCGTGGAATCGCCAACGACGAAGGCGTCGACTTGGCTGGACTGAGCAGGAAGGACGACATCATCGAGGCGATTGAAGACGCCAGAAAATCCAACGAGTAACCAGCTTATCACCATTTGATGATAAGCTTCCTAGCCATGGCGCTGCGCGACCAATTCGTTCCTGACATCGACAACATTTTCATGCGCTTGTATGAATTTGCGACGAATAGGGAATTTCGAATCAGCGACGGCGCTGCTGGCTTTATTGTGTTCGTTGCGCCTGTGGTGTGGGACAAAGACGCGGTGCGAAAACAGCCGCTGGTGACGGTTCACGGCGTGTTCATGGGCGATGTTCGCTGCTACATCGCTCACAAATATCTGCCGCGTCCTCCGCTGGCCGGAGAGATTATTTACTCTCCGGCCAACAATCCGTGGGAAGTGATCGACTGCACTGACGCCGAGGGTCTTTACGAACTGTCGCTGGCTGCGTATCGATCGCAGCCTAGCAAATACGGGGCGAACTAATGGTGACACTGAACGCCATGCAGCTGCGCAAATTGGAACGCGCTCTCGGCCACATAAAGGGCGGCGTGCAAAAAGCGATGGCTGGCGCGATCAATCGCACGTTG